AGATGCCTCTGTCAGCGATTACTTCACGCTTCATGAACATCTTCTGCTCATATGCATTCATATAGTCAGCAAGGTCTTTATAACTCTTATCAATAAAAGGTTCAAGTTTCTCGTTAGCAACTCGGTCAAGAAACTTAACAATTCGCTCTTTCGATACACCACCCTCGTCTTTCGATAAGTGGACTCTCTCGCCAAACACTTGACTAACAAGTCCGCTAAGATTAAGGTAAACCGAATCCGTATCGCTTGCAATGACATAATTTTCTCCATCAGTCTTTAGTAATTTGTTAAAGTATTTATTCAGTGCTTCTTCAATCCATCGAATAGACAACTGACCAGAGAGTGTGATGCCCTCTGCTTGTCGAATGTCAAAGTATCTAAAGTACTGATTACCTAACGCACCATAAGCAGAGTTTAGTGCAATCTTCTTTGCAAGTTGAATGTTGCCATATCTTGCAATATCTCTCTGCAAGTCAGATTTCTTTGTAATCTCATATTCTTGCTCTGCTTCAAGCATCTTCTTCTTATAGAACTTTCTACTCTCATAGAGTTCTTCCATCATAGCAGGTAGAAACCCTTGAAAGTCTGTTCTGAAACATTGACCATTTGCCGACATACAGAGATTGTTTTCTTTCAAGTGAGAAGTGTCGAGTTTCTTTGCTAGAAGTTCATCTACACTACATTGTACTCTCTCATCAACAATAGTATCAGGTGAAATGTTATACTGCATAATCAAGTGAGGATACAGAGAGTTCAAATCAAAAGAAACAACCCAATCATGCTGACCGATAGTAGGGTCTTTCACATATGCACCAGCATATGCTTCATTCTTGTAATTCATTTTCTTTGGCGGAATGACAATACCTTTCTTACGCAAAGTATTATAGATGAGCATATCCCAACAACGAACCTGCGAGAATACATCTTCATAGTTTACGCGAAAGTCATACGCCATCGTCAACTGCAAGTCAATCAAACCAAGTTTGTCTTCTAATTGTGCAACAAGTTCAACGTCACGAATGTTGTAGTCAACAAACTTATCCCAGTCTTGTTCATAGAAGTCTTTGAAGTTTTGATACTCAGAGTGGTCAAGTTTCTCAGAACCAAGTTCAACATTTGCAATATGTGCAAGTGCAAAACTCTCATAACCAATACCACGATACTTGCGAAACAGTTCTAGATAGTCAATGCCAGCAATACCAAAAATATCATAGTATTGTTGCTCTCTACCTTGAATAGTAATCTTACCACCTTTGACAATCTTCCAGGGAGAGATAAGACGAACTTTCTCTTCACCGAGAAGTCTTTCGATGCGATTGACAATGTATGGAATATCAAAGAAGCGAGTGTTCCAACCAGTGATAACATCAGGTTTATAATCATTTAGAAACGCGATGAAGTCACTCAACATAGTTCGCTCATCAGTGAAAGTTCGATAGTCTACATCTCTATTGCTACCGTGATATTCTTTGAGACCCCATGTAGTCAACTTCTTAGTCAGACTATCTCGCACAGTGATGAGCAAGATTTGTTCATTAGCAGTTTGAATGTTTGGGAAACCATACTCTGTAGAAGTCTCAATGTCGAGTGACAGAATAGAGATTTGATTAGTGTCAAAGTCAATCTCATCTTTATCTACAAAGTTGTCAGATATCCACTGATAGAGATATTGCGTCTGACCATAGATTTTGAAGTTCTCAACATCTCTGTACTGGTCAAGAAACTCTCTTGCTTCTTTGACACCGCCAGGTTTGAATTCATCGACATACTCACCCTCAATAGTCTTGTACTTTGTGGGTTTGTTTGCTTTTAAGAATAGTGTGGGTGAAAAGTCTTTATGTCTTTGCATAACACGTTGACCATCATGACCTACACCACGAACTAGAATGTTGTTACCCCATTGCTGGACGTTTGTATAGAACTTCAATATATTGCCTCATCATTTATCATCACACTATTATGCGCCATAATGTGTGATTTGTCAACAGTTTTATGCGCGTAAAAGTGTCTTTTACCCCTTTAGAAATGCACTGGTATCAAGTTTCTTATTAGGAATAACAAGTCCACTACCAAAGTTTTGATTATAACTATTGAGAAGTTCTGTTGTTGGTTCTGCAATATACATTACGCTAGGTTTAGAAACTGCAATTGGTTTATCTGTGAAAGAGTCCCAAGGACCCATCTGAACTTGAACTTGATTTCCTTGTCCAGGAGCAAGCATAACAATAGCAGGTTTTTCTACTGTGATTGTATCCTCATCTTCACTCTTTACTTTAGCGATAATTTGTTCACCATTAATCATTTTAATTAGAGTTACATCACTCATCATTTTTTTCCTCTTCATCAATCATCACTTTACGCAAAGCACTAATAGAACCAACAAGAGAATTTGCTTCTGCTTCAAGTTGAACTTGTGCTTGTTTCATATTGGTGATTTGTTCTTTACGCTTTTGAAGTTGAACTTCATATTCTTCAATGGCGTCTTCAATTTTATTCTTTGCTACATTCATTTTTTCAAGTTTCTCAGTTACAGGTTTATTCATCATATACTCCTAATAAAATGAGCAGTTTTTACACATGCTCAGGTGATGCCCTCCGAAGGATTATTTAATTTCAATCTTCTTAGGTAGTTTCTCTTCAGGAATGATACGTTCAAGTTCAACTCTCAACATACCATCTTTTAGTTCTGCGCTGTTGACAACAACCTCATCTGCAAGAGTAAACTTTCTAGTAAACGAGCGATTAGAAATACCTTTCCAAATCGACAGCGTATCTTTAGCATCTTCTTGTTTTTTAGATTTGATTGTTAGACAACCTTCTGCAAAATCAATTTCAATATCATCTTTACTGTAACCAGCAAGTGCCATCTCAATGGTATATTTGTAACCATCTTCAGCATCTTTGACAATATTGTAAGGCGGGAATCCTGAGGATTCTGCCTGATGTGTCGCATAGTCCCACAACCTATTAAAGGTGTGGTCGAATCCAACAGCATATGGGGTTAAAAGATTTTGGTCAAACGACTGTAGCGCCGACCTTAGTGTCGTTAAATTAGTCATGTTTTTATCTCCTATTAAGCAAGACTTTATTTTTTATAGAAGACCCAACTGAGGCGTCTTCACATTATATATAGTCATCAATTTCATAATATCAAGTGCTTTACATGCACAAATCTTCATATTTGCCAGAGTGTAGTCTATGTTGAGACATATCACCGACAATAGAAGGTCTATACCAGAAAACTTTTCTAAACCAACTAAGCATCTATTTTTTTCTTTCCTATGTTGTATTTAGTTTCAAGTATCCATTCATTTTTTTCTTTGAATGCAATTACTTTAATTTGAGATAAGGGTGCTTGGTCAGCAATCTTATCTTCAGCGACTACAGAAATTAATCCCCAATCTTTCAAAAGTTTTACAATGGTATTTCTACGCTCTTGGTCTTCTTGTGAAAAATTTGTTTGCTTGCCATCTAAACCGAACAACTCTTTAAAGTGTACGATAAAGTATCTACCTTGCTTATGCAAGATATGACAAGACTGATATAATTTCTTGTCTTTCTTTGACGCAATTCCCATGCGAGAAAGTGTCTCTCTAATTTTTAGAAAATCATCAGGTTGAGACAGCGTAACCTCAACCATATTTTCAACTGTCCAATCATTCATTTTACTCCACCTTTATTGTCTATCTTCTTTTTAATAGTATCAATTTGTTGATTGGAAAGGACTGACAAAGCGGCAATTGCTTTAGGGTAGGAGTAATTGTAGTATGCTCGTACATAATCTAACTCTTCACTCTTATTCGCCTTCTGCCATTTATCAAATCGCTTTCGCTTACTTATACTATTTAGTAAAAAGTCAAATTGTAACTTTTTAGACAGGTGATGACGCTGGTTCATCTCGTTTGCTTGAAGCACAGTATCAATACCCATGCTTAAAGCGCGATTGACAATAAAGGGATTGTAATCTTTTTCTGTAATATCATCTACAATCATATCTTCTTTTGTATATGATATTGCTTTTACATAATCAAATGGTGTACTCATAATTTAAAATCCGGTTTCACTCTATTGAAGTATACTTGACTGTATCTCCAATTATCGACCCACTCACTGTGGTCTTCTATATATGCACCATGCCAGTACCAACTAGGATAAATGATAGTTCTGTTCTTTTTACCTGTAATCACTTCAACTAGTTCTGCATTCTTCGATATATCACACCGAATGTCTATAACTTCATCTTGCTCGGCATCACAATAAGAATAAAATGCTGTGCCGTGATTTTCATTATCATTGAAATAAGTTACAGATGCAATATGTGATTTACCTTCACTATCTTGATGTGGCATAGACTGAACATCATTGCTTGCAGGTGGGTTTACCCATGTAAAGCAATTGAAAGTATAATCAAGTTCTTCATCAATACACTCATAACCAAGATAGTTCTTCGCCATATCTCTAATTAAAAGTTGAACTTCATTTTCTTTTACATGACCTGTTTTCATAATTTGAATGTTATGTCTGCAGTCATAATAGTCTTTATAATTAGAACTACTTCTACCATAGTGAAAAGAAGGAACCCATGCTTGGTCTAGCATTAGTGCAATATCACTAGGGTATTTGTAAGTCTGGTCAATCACTACGACAGGACCGATACCTTCTATCACATGCTTCTTGCATAGAAGACCATCATTTAGTTCAAATAATTCATGATGTAAATAAGGTATCGGCATTACTGAAACTCACAGTCAACCATAACTTCAGTAAAGAATGCAACCATGTTTACTTCTTGGTCTGCCACATGCACATTCTTATACTGATAGTCAGCAATCTTTAGAACTACAAGAGGTATACTCTGCGGTTGTAGATGCTCACTCATTGTGTCGTAGACTTTGCGATATACATCTTGTGCATCGCTTGTGTGAATAGTGTCAGCGACCCATTTACGCATCTTCTGAAAGTCTTTTTGCTTGCAGTGTGCGATAACATTTTTGATATCGACATCGACTACATCTACACTACTACTATCGATACGACCACCAACAGAAATTTTCTGCAGTTCATTGAGTGTGCGTCTGAAGTCAGGAAAGTGCTTTTCTACAATCTTCGCTACAGTACCTTTTTCATACTGAACATTCTCAGTATCTAAGATTTGATTTACGCGATTGAAGAAACTGCCTGCAAGATTAGGTCTCTCATCTTTAGGAATAGTAAACTCAATCACACTACACCTAGAATGAAGTGCAGGAATGATTTTGTTTTTATAGTTACAAGTGAAGATGAACCGACAGTTCTTACTGAACTCTTCAATAAAGTTACGCAAAGCAGGTTGCGTCACCGCGGTCAAATAATCTGCTTCATCATAGATGACCACTTTACCTTTGCCACTGAAGGACACAGTACTAGCAAAGTTTACAATTTTAGTTCGTAAGGTGTCAATATCACCTTCACTTGAACCATTGAGAATAATCCAATCATAACCCATCTGTTCGCAAAGTGCTTTTGCGACTGTGGTCTTACCGACACCTGCAGTGCCGCACAACAATAGGTTAGGAATATCCCCACTCTCAACAAACTGTTGAAAGGTTGTTTCAAGATGCTTTGGTAAAATCGCATCTTGAATGGTCTGTGGGCGGTACTTTTCAACCCACAGAAATTCATCACTTTTAATATCCATTATATAATCCTTGTTTAAACTTCGTATGTACTATCAGTCTCCAGAGCAACCCAATATTGCAGGTTCTTGTTAGTATTCACCCAGTGTGAAATGTTCTTACTAGAAATAGTCAAATCATATTCACCTGGAATCATACGCAAGTTTTCACGCTTGAAGTAGAAATTGAATTTAGTTCCAGTACCTTCTGCTACTTCAACATTGAACTGATTTGAAGTTTGGTTCTTCTTGTCAGTTGCAATTAAGTTAATCGTATCACCATCTGATACTAGACCAACATCAGGCAATTGCATAATGTTCGATGCTTTAAGCAAATCAGTATAGTTAGATTGTGTGATACGAACTTTGACTTCACTGCTAGGCATTGTAATAGTTTTAGTTGGTGACACTACGAGACTAGGGTCAGCATACCAAAACTTAGAACTCGATTTACCTTGCGATACAGTCAAATAATCATCATTAAGTGTAATGTCTGGACTTTCATAAAGTGACAATACACTCAATAGAGAATTCAAATCGTAGATAGCAAACTCTTTGTCAAAAGTTTCTTCTACAGTTGCTTCTGCTAAGACATTTTTCATTACTGAAATAGTCTGCAATTTGTTACCTGGTTTGATGAGCAGGTTCTCATTAATCTCACTGAAGTTCTTTAAAACATCAAATGTTTGTTTACTAATTTTCATTACAAATCCTCATCATGTACATACAGTTGTATTAGTGCGTAGTGTAGAACCTTCATCAGGTCTTTTCGGGCATCACTAGCAGTACCCTTCTTGCCGTATCGTTGTGCATACTTTAGTACGTTACCGATACAGAAACCAGTACCGTGTCCACCATCGATGATGAACTCGGTCGCTTGAAACTTGTCTTTCGAATAGTGACCTTCATAGGTGCTATCGATATATTCTTGAAACTCTTGAATGAGTTGTCTC